CTACTTACTCATTTCTTTAAAGGCTAATGCTGCACTCCCTAAACCATGTAAAAAAATTATCGTAGGATACTCAGCACTTCCCCAAGTAAAAACATTATCGTTATTCATCTAAATCAATTCTCCCATACTTGACTACTTATAATATTCCATAAATAGAAATAATATATCTTTATTGTAAAGTAACCGCCTTACACTTTTATAATAAATTTTACTAAATTTGGGTTTATAAGTAAGGTGACCCTGGCCCTATCCACAGCTGATGTATCCGCATTGAATTGCTATTCTAATTGTTGCCATTATCCCACATCTTTTCGAGATAATAAAAAGCATCCTATTTTTAATTAAAGGATGCTTTAATAAATTATCGTATATTTATTTGGACTTTATCTTCTTCTTTCTCCATGAAGATACTTATACTTTCTGAAGCCTCCACTACATTATCCGGCATTTCGATAGCAACAAACCCTTTAGCAGTTGATAAAGGGCGCACATTTTCGTGATGTAAATCACCATCCATTAAAGTTAAAGAAATTTCATAATCATATTTGTCGTTAAAAACAGCTTTTATAGACGCTCCATCCCTTGGTTTCATTAACTGATCAGCTTCTGTTCCATTGTTAATAACGTTAAAATTCAGTATTAAAAACTTGTTTCCTTTGGGGATGTTCCTTTACATTTAAAAGGAGTCAAAGCTCTAGAGTTTTGGCACTGTATAAATAAAAAAGACCACCTCGTATGAGATGGATACATCATTCTAGCTATTCAATTAAAGCACCACGTTTGTTGAACAAGATATTTTGTTTACCCTTCAACAATTGCAAGATATTTTTTGATTTCCCCTTCAGATTCAACAATTAAAATATCTCCTCGTTCTTTGGAGGAAAAAATCTTTGTACCAACAAGAAGTTTATTCGACATCTCATCTTTAAAATTTGTATTAGCATCATTTTTTGTTTTTATTTCACCGATTTGAACATCTTTTTTTAAAGACAATTCTTCAACCCAATCAATATTAGTTTTGTAGATAACTCCATCATACTGAAAAATATCAGCATCAGAATCTAATGTTAAAACTTCTTCGGCATCTATACTGTCTATTGATACTGTTGTAGTTCCCCTTTGAATGTTGCATCCTGTAATCATGAATAAAGCTAAAGCGATCAAACCATGGAATAACTTTTTTATTTTCAATCCACCCACCTCTTTTATATAGACTTCAATTGTCTACCAAAAGTTACATATTAAACCAAACTGATTCGTTAGTTGAACAAGAATCAGTTCCAAAACTCTAAAGTAATTCTTAAACCTGCTGAAGTAATATATTGGAAAAACCTGCAAATACTCAACATAATTTAAATAAATCTATTTTGAAAATGGCTTTTACTCCTCCTTCAAAGAAATAAAAAAGACACATACAAAGCAGGCTTTTTACCTGTCTGTCAGTGTCCCCGGTATTTTCCGTAAAGGTTATTATAAACTTAACTAAAATTAATTATATTGATAATCTTTATTTAAATATTATAGAGTTGCAGACACTTTTTATTGAGTCAAAAACTAAATATTATTTTATTCCTCATCATTTTCTTCGTGAAACTCCGATGGGGAACTTATCGAAGATTTAGGTTATAGAGGTAATGGCCGTGTTCGTAAAATTAAAAATGTAGAAGCCAAAAGCGAAAAAGAAGCGATGCGCCTACAAATACTGTTTGAAAAAGAAATGAAGCAAAATAAAGATGTTTGTTTTAGTCATATTGAATCTATTACACTGAATCATCTTTTCCACGATGGAAAGATAATTATGCTAAACAGCATTATAGTGCACGATCATTTCATGATAATTGTACGCATTTAGAAAAACGCATCCTCCCTATTTTCGGTGATATCAAATTAAAGGATAAAAAAAGTAAATGTAGTGTTTTTTGTAGGTGATTTACAGAAAAAAAACGAAGATTAGACGGCAAAGAAAGCGAGTTAGCTCCTTCCACTATTCATAATATTTACAAGGCATTCGCTAGTATTATGAATGTAGCAGTTGAGTGGAATTTAATCGAAGAGAGTCCTTGATTTGGGCGCCAAACAAAGAATTATATATTCTCGAATAAAAACAAAAAGCCTTACAACCGTTGTGGCTGTAAGGCTTTGTATGACGTCCCAGGAGGACATACTACACTCCTTATATATCAATGGTTTACAACCAGAATGTTTACCTTTTGTTTACCTTTATTTAAAGAGGCTGGGACAAAAAGAAAAAATACTAGACCAAGATACATTTGGTCTAGTATTTTTTTGATTTAGGAAGGAGTATTTAACTCAGTGAGGCAGAGAAATTAATATCCATTTTCGCTATTTTTCAAAATAATCGAGTTCTGTCCCAGCCTCTTTTCATTTTTAAATATTAATCTTCAGATTTAGATTTATAGTAATTTATAAATAAATATTGAAGTTCACAATAATCTACAAATGTTAAAAAGAACATAAGCACTTTAATTCTATCCATTTTAATTTCATTTGGATGAGCAACAGTATTTCTAGTTAATCTTGTAAAGGTTGCATAGATATCTGAACTCGGATTATCTAGCTTTGGAAGCAAAGCCTTTAAGTCTTCATATTTCTTTGAGCATTCTTTTCTATACTTTACATACTTAAGGTATTTTTCAGAGATACTTCTAATATCTTTTGTTTCATTATGGTATTTTGCAGCTAATGTAGTGTCATTTTTTATTAGAAAAGCTTCAAAATTTGAAATTAATTTCTCTACAAGAACCTCCCCAGCTAAGCCAATATTAATCATAGCAGAATTTATACAATTAGCATTGAAACATTGCAATGCTTCTGTCACATAAAATCCTACCCATTCATCTATGCCCTCAATTTCTAGTAATTTCTTTAAATAGTTCTCTTGGTCATAAGGTAAAATTTCAATTTTTTTTATACACTCTAAACCATATTCGGTTACATGAAAACTAGGAAGTGATTCACCCCAATTGCCATATGCGCCAGGCGCAATAACACCATGCATAATTAAATTGTTAAACTCTTGATATAACTTTGATATTTCATTTTTATTTAGGCTTATATTATCATTTTCACGCAAACTGCTCATACTACTTCCCCAACCAAACCTATGCAATGTTTCATTATTGGACCTCAGCCCTTTTTTTATAAGTAAACAATTAAATAGTCTGAATAAATCAGATTGATTACCTCGATAATAATGTTTTTCGAAAGTATGAGCATCTTCATTTAAATCTTCTTGATCATAAGAGAGTGTTTCTAGAAGTAAATTTCTTATTTCAATATTCGATAATTCTGCAATTGCCATGAATCTTCATCCCCGTTTTCTTTACATAGTTAACCATCTCTCCCTATTATGGATCAAACATCCATTTTATTCAACCAATTATCTATATTCGGTCTACCTCATATTTCTGAACGACTATCACGCTCATTCAGCCAATTATAGAAAGGAACTGGGCGTTCTCTATCTGCTGTTTCTTCTATAGATGATGATTTATCAGGCTTCACTTTTGCACGTCCTAAAGCCTTGTTATAAGCACCTATGAACACGGCTCTTAATGTACTTGCTACAGTTAAAGTACCTTCTTTAATGTCCATAGCAATTTTAAATAGCACGTTCTTAGCTTTTATAAAGTCAGGTGCATTTTGAACCTGTGTAGCCAATACAACCTTGTGTAATTCATCTTTCAAGTTGTCAGCTAGTGGCAAGCTATTCATGAAATCAAATAGCATCACTTGATATTCATTCATGTATTCCTTATAAGCTTCTTTTTCAGCATGTGCTGATTCATATACTTCTTGTAAATTGCTTGTTTTAAAAAGATTAAAAGATTTAATGCTTACATCTTCTGAAACATCTCCCAAAGCCTCGTCATTACTGACTTCGACGACCTCTTCTCGATGCATCATATCCGATACATCATTCTGAGGTAAAAAGAAATAAATGTTGGCTCCTTTGATACCGTTTAGTTTAGAACGATTTGCTTTGCCAATGATTTTTAACTTAACTAACTTTTTAATCGCTCGACTTACTGTGATTAAAGAAATACCAACTTCCATTGCGATTGTTTCATTTCTTAAATGGCAAGCACCAGGATAATCTAAACAGTGTGATTTAATAGCGAAAATGACAGCACGTTCTGATTTAGTTAGATTGAATCTATTCTCTTTGATTCGTTCATTAATTTCTAAATCCATGTCCTCCACAGATTTGAATGTTATGTATTGTGCTAGGTATTCGAATGCCATTTGTTTTTCACCTCTTTTCTATATACAAAAAGTTATTTACATTCCTTGTATGAATAAATATATATCCATTAAGTTATAATATCAAGTCTTTTTCATAACTTTTTGGATATATTTATTTCAAATAACAACTGATTCATATATAATACAGTTATGAATATAACTAATAGGAGGGAAACAAATGAACGAAATGAGTGAAAAAATTCGAATTGCACTTATTAAAAGAAATATGACGTTAACTCAATTAGCTGAAAAACTGGAAGTATCGCAACCTAACCTATCTAAAAAGTTGAAACGGAATAATTTTCATGAGGAAGAACTACGGAAAATCGCAAAATTATTGGATATGAAATTCGAGGCTCATTTCGTTATGGAAGACGGCACTAAGATTTAAAGCAGATAACTAAACACGGTTGTCTGTTTTTTTGTATACTTTCTTTGCGTTATTTCCTAAAATGGTAATATCAAGGGAGGTTTTATACATGAAGAAATTATTTTACATTGGAGCATTGTCAGCATTTTTACTTGCTGCTTGTGGTGAGGAAGAGGTAAAACCTAAAGAGGTAAAACCTGTTGCAGAAGAAAAACAACAAGATGAAAAGGTAACTAGTGGTGTTCCTGAATACAAAATTGAAGAAGATAATTTTGGTAAAGGAATGTGGAAAGTAGTTTTATCTACACCTTCAACTGACGAAAAAGAATTAAAAGCATTAGTTGAAGAGATGAAAAACCTAGCAGCAGAAAAGTATGAAGATGTTAGTTCAATTTGGGTAAATATCAAAACAGAAGGCAGTGTTGCAAATACATACGCTGCAACAGCAAAAGTTGCACTTGATGAAAAAGGTAAAGCAACTACTGGATTAGACGAACTAGGTGTATTTGAATTCAACTATAATGTTGGAGAAACACATGAAACAACTACTGCAGATTTACCTCAATCAAATGCTGATTACACAGCAGATGATATTCTAAAAGCATTTCAAAATGCTGGTTTAAGTACAACTGAACCACGAGACAATAGTCAAAATTGCGTTAAACTTGAATGTACTAAACTAATAACTACTGAAGATGTTAGTATTTATGAATGGCCAAGTGTTGAAAAAGCACAAGAAGTTAGTGCTAAGAAATTTGGAGATGCACAGGCTGGAACAATTATTATAAGAATGAATAATAAAGAACTTGATATTCAAAAATATATTGATGCAATGAATAGCGTAGTAAATAAATAGTTTAAAGTCACTCAAACGAGTGGCTTTTTTTATGAAAATTTTTAACAAAATAGGAAAATAAATCTTCAATATCTATTTACTTGAGTATGTAGGTATAGTATAATAAGAGTATAGAAAGGAGGTAACAATAATGGAACTTGAAAGAGTAGTAGCAATCACAGCATTCGTCAACTTAGCAATCGCAATCATTAACTTCCAAACAGCAAAGTTAAACAACCAGAAAGCGAAAGCACTTGATGAAAAAGAAAAAGACACCACTTCAAAGAAGTAGCGTCCAACAAAGTTTAAAAATGAAGGTTAAGGCTAGCACCCTTAGCCTTCACACTAAATATAAATGATTTGCAGATGGTATACAATCAAAATGAAAAAGGAGAAGTGATTTCATGACAACTTTAACTTTAATTCTCACAGTTGCAGCACTCTTAATTATTGGTGCCACAGTTGTTACAATGAGGAAAAAATAATAAAACTAGGTGGTATCATCCAATGTCGAAAAACTACTCTTTCAATAGCAAAGAAGAATTTATAAAATTAGTTCAAACAGAGATCCTAACATCATCAGAAGTGTTGGAGGAATTGCAAATTTCTAGGCAGTCATTAAATTCACTTGTAAAACGAGGAAAGCTAACTCCTATAAAAGAGTTACCACGCGATCGAATGTTTTTACGTGAAGATGTGGATGCAAGGAAAGAAGCAGCAAAAGAATTGAATGCTAAATACAGACCGTATGATGAATAAAAAATTAACCAGGTACTCACATTCAATTGAGCGCCTGGTCTTTATTTTGGTAACTGATTAATAATTTTTCTACCTGAGTTTTAAGAGCCATATTAGCATATCTGAGTACCACATCATTACCAGCCGTAGCTATATGAACGTCACTAAAATACTCGTCTATCTTTTCTACTTTAAATAACCTTATTTTCTCTTTCGCCAATAACCTTTTTGAATCGTAATAATCCTGGCTTATTTCTTTTAGTAACTTATCAAGGATTGGTAAATAAACTTTACTCATTTTCAAATTTTCAATTACAGAGAAATCACGTTGCAATGATTGAACTGCCATTTCTAGAATTAAAAATTTATGAAATAGTCGCCGTTGTTCAGGATTCAACATACAACTCCATCCTCTCGATAAGAACATTTGTTTGTATTATTTTAGAACAAACGTTTGTACTTTGGCAAGTAAGAATTTGTGGAAATAAAAAAAGCCCAGGCTCAAATTAATGAGTACCTGGGAATCTTTCTATTATTCAGCTATTCCGCTTTAGATATTTCTTTAATATTCTCATCAAATTTAACTGGTGAAAGTATTAGACCACCGTTTTCATCAAATAAATAAGAAGTGTTATCGCCCCACCCATAAACATTGCCACTTTCTCCTAATGCAATTACAAATCGTTCACCAATAATAATATCAATTACTGGTTCTGGGATTGATATTTTCTCTTTACTAGAGATTGTTCTTTTTTTAGTATCACCTAAGCCTAGTTGTCCGTATTCATTACTTCCCCAAACATAAAGGTCTCCGTTTGCTTGTAACTTATAAAATGCCTTGTTACCAACAAACAATTGAGATATTGTTTGTACAGGTTTCTCAGGCTCCACTGGCTCTTCCTGCGGTGGTAGTAATTCGCCGTTTTCATCAATGTCTATTGCATCTAAATTTATACCCTTCGTATAACCTTCTGCTACACGAATTATTGCCTTATGTCTTTTATTTTCTAAACCTGTTACTTCAGCTATTAACGTCTGATTTTGTGTTGGTCCATGTATAGAAAATGTTTGTTTTACTTCTCCATCTATAACCAATTCTACTTTTTCAGCGTAATAATTACTTGTGTTCCATTTACGTACGATAATTCGAACTTTATCTCCTGTGAAATCAAATAATACAGGTTTATCATTTGCGGATGTATAAGAATAACTACCGTTATACGGAGCACCATCTTTTGTGCTTTCGTATCCTTTTTTTATAATAGCTGGATGAGAATCGTCGTATCTTTTCCAACCAATTTCCGGTTCCTTTAATTGTTCTCCAATAGACGCTGCTTTAGCTTTGTTTCCCTCGAGATCTAGAAGTGAGAAACTAAATAGTATAGCTATAGCTGCTGATACTATCATTAAAATCTTTTTCATAGTAATCCTCCAAAGTGATATTAATAGATTAATTATCCTTTTAAAAATAATACAATCGATTTAATTATTATTCATTTTATTACATATTTCAACATATATTTCACCATGTAACAAATACTGGTTATCATTATCCATTAATACGCTGTGAAATTATAATTTTCAATCCCTCAAAATCACCACTTGTCATCGTACCTTGGTCGAATTTCTCAAGCCAAGACTTATCAATTTTCTTTTTTTCCACTGATTGTTTAATGTAGTCACGTACAGCTGCCTTAGTTGTTTCATTAGTGAATAACATTTTATCATCATCCTTTGCAATTGGTTTAGTTGTATTGCCTTCCACAGTTAATTGCACTTGGTATTTGCTATTGGTTGGAATAATCACTTGTCCTTCAATTTTGTACCCCTTCGGCATAATCCAATTTGGCTTAACCTCAAAGTGAGGACGATCAATATTACCTGTCCAATCTCCACCCCATGCGATGCCTAGCTTACGAGCAATAGCACCTACTCGACTTAGGGTTGCCACATCATATAAAGCCTGTGGAGGACCAACAGCAATATCCCAAGCTAATCGTGACTTATGGTTACTATCTAGTGTCCAAGTAACAATCTGCCCTGGTCGAGTTCTTCCCTGTGCATAAAGGTACTTCTGTCGTTCTTGTGAGCGATATGTTTCAGTAATAAAGACGTTCTTAATACCTGCTTTAAAGCACTCTTGGAACAACAATCGACAGGCAGTTTGTGCAACTGGTAATAGTTCAGAAATGTCTCGGCAGGTTGTTGTAATGCTTGTCATTTTACATCACCCTTTGGTTTGTCATAATTCAATGCTTGCTCACTGTCTGAGGTACCTTTGGTAGTCGGGTCGATAATAATACCAAGTAAACCTAAAATGCTTAATACAGTCTCTGAAATGGCTGTGATTTGTGCGTTGTAAATCGTAATATCGACATTAAAAATGCCCGCTGTTTGATTAGCGAGCACTAGTAGTAATGCGATTAATGACACCCAAAATTGCTTATGTTGAAGACGTACTTTCCAATTAATTTTCATATTACATCAGTCCTCCTTTAATAATAAAAGCCAATACTGCACTAGCAAGACCGCCAATTAACAATCTCAATATCCAAGTTGTATTGTCTTTAATCCCGCCTAAATCCTCTCGAATTTCCTTGATGTTTGATTCAGCTACAGCAAGACGTGTTTTTACATCTGTCATATCAGTTTCTAATCTTTCCATCCGTTGCTCCATGTCAACACCTCACAAATAAAAATAGCACTGCTCGGCACAGTGCATTGCTTAGGTCTTGTTGTATAAAAATAGCCCTCCACGATTACCATGGAAGGCATAAAATAGCACTGCTTGGAACAGTCTTTTTAGAAGTATTGTAATAATAATGACTAATTTATTTGTTAATTCAACTTTTCACTTTCATCAATATCCTTTATCATCTTCGATAATACTTTTAAAGCTTCAAAATCATAATTTGTTTTTTCATTTGTCTGATATGTTTTTAATGATTTTGAAACTATATCAAATATTTCTACACTACTTACGTTCCTTGAATTATTGTGCAACATTTTTCTAATTGTATTTCTCCAGAAATTTAACTCTTTACTATAATCATGTAATTTGGCTTGTAAAAGAATTTGCTTTTTTAGTAAATTATCTTTATAAATAATATATTCCTTCTGGGACTTCTCGTTTTCTAACGCCAGTCTGTCCCTTTCTATATTTAATTGAGCTATATCATCCTTTTTACGATTTGTTTCAAAACTATATTGGCTTATTAGTTTTTCAGTTTCCTCTTTAATTTGTGTTATTCTAGCATCACTTTCTTTCTTATAAATATCATTCCTTTTACTGTTTTGTTGATTTATAAAATATGCCATTAGGAAAATAAATACTCCATATATTATTGAAGTTATAATAGTGGACTTCACTAGTTTTCCTATAGGGTCCGTATCCATAGATCCGTAAAATACATCAATTTCATTTTCATTTGGATATATCCTAACTTCATCTTTATTTAATTTTTTATCAGTAATAATTAACAAATTAATAAACTGATCTTTTGAAATTTGAGAAATTGAAAGAGTAGTCCCACTAAAATTACTTAAATGATTATCGATTATTTTAATATCAACTGGCATGTTTGTTTTAATTTGCTTTTCAGTAACTGTGGTATCTAAAACTATTTGTAAATCTTTAAGGACTGTATTATAGGTTTGAATATTAATTGGTACTACATATTCATTGTTTTCAAAAAAAGTTGTAGTACCAATACTAGCGACAGAATTAATCCCTGAAAAATAGTTAAACACCATAGTCGAAATAAATGTAAGAACCGATAGAATTATAGCAGGTACAATGTATTCTAATATTTTACTATTCAACATATTCACTCCAAAAAAAATATTTTACATGCAACTATTACAGTATCTCATAAGCTTCCAAAATGTTGAATCAGAAATATTACTAAATGTCTTTAAAAATACTTCTGAGCATAGTTGATAAGGGTTGGCTAATCATTATCCAACTTGGCTTCTATTTTCCGATTATCTATACCTTGAGTAGGGACAAGTTATATGAAATTTTATAAGTTTTTTAGAGTATTTTTAAAAACTGGGTATTATCTTAATACGGTCAATTGAAGAGCACCGTCTCTCATCCCATCCTATTCGATGAAAGGAAAGGGCTTCCTTTTTTTTACTGCATAAAAATAACGCTAGCTTAATACTGCGTCTATTTGTTTATCGTTATTTTGTTCAATGGCTTTAATTTTGATAGCCTCTTCTTCGGTTAATAATTCCTTTATAACAGCTAAATCAATTTGTTCCTCTGTTGCTCTACAATTACACCAATTACGTAAGAATAGATTGTATACAAGGTTTGACATATTAGTTTCCTCCTAGTAACGCGGTCATTATTAATTCATCTTGATCTGCTTGCGATGCCTCTAACGATTCGATTCGTTGTCGAGGAACAGCAATCATTTCTTCCATATCATCAAATATCAAGAAGTTACCTTCGGTGATGTTTTCTTCTCCGACTAATCGTTTATCTTTATTTCCTTGAATAAGATTTTCTCTTTCTTCTGGTGTTTGATACTGAAATCTGTATTTCAATGTTATTCCTCCTTTATATCGTACGATTTACTAAATAGAAGCTTCTAATTTTTATAGCTGTTCTAACAACATAAACAACAGCGTTATAATGCGCTTTTGCTCGTATCTCAATTTTATCGCCTTTTTTAACGTTAAAATCTTGTGTCCAATCATATATATCAACAGAACTAGATTGTCGTTCGATTCCAACAGCTACGCCATTGATATATACTTGGCTATATACTGTAAAAGTATATTGAGCATACATACCATGAGTGAGTCGTATTGTTCCATCCCCACCTAGCCACGTCATCGATATTACCGGTGTATAAGATAACGATGCTGTCATTACATAAGAACCTTGATTAAAAACTTCGAAACCATAATCCGCTATGACAGGGACAACGAATACACCTTTTACTACGCCATTTTTGTAAAATCCATCGGTAAGTGTTACATCATTACTGTTTGGTGTAATGATGGGATTAACAAAATTATTCATCGTTCCCGATTGTTCACCATTATCATTAGTAAATGTTTTTCCTGTTAGTACCTCGCTAGGTTGTGCGTTTCCTGCCCCCCCTTCACCCTGTAAAATAAAAGACCCTGCACGATAACGAACTGTATATACTCCGTTAGCCTTTGCATTATTAAATGCGGTGCCATTAGCTTTCTTGATTGGGATAGCACCTAATCCGTTTATATTTAATGTCATTGCTGCGGTACTGTTGGAGGTAGCAGGGAATGAAACAGCCAAGCCATTTTTATAACTTGTAATGCCAGAAACAGTAGCAGTTAATGCGTTTGCTGTACCTCCTACAGTTTCAATCCACTTTATATGTGAAACTTCAGCTATATGGTTAGCAAGCTCCTGCTCTAAATTGGCTACCCTAGCTGCTAAGTTAGCAGCAACATCACCATCTAAAATATCCTTAATGGATTCAAACCAAGTTAAAAACTCTTGTTCTTGTATCTCCTGAAAAGCGACAAGTTCTCCTACAACACTGCCTTTAATGTCGTTAAACCAAGCTTGGTACTGATTAAATATAGTTGCGGTATCAACTTGATTGACTGTGCCATGTACGATACCGCATAAAGTACTATTTAACCTTTGGTCAGTGATGTTAGCCTGTGTAATTTGAGTAACACCGTTATTAATCAAAACATCAGCTAAGGCTAGCTCATAAGCGTCAGCATCACGTTGTAATGTAGGAGCTACTGGATTACTTGCAAATGTACCTTTCTTAATTAAAACTTCAATTTCACGTTTAATATGATTAAGTTTCATAACTACGCGATCGATACGTTTTAATAAACCATCTGCGTTGTCATGCTTCAATACATAATCTCCATCATTGACTATAAAGTAACCATTAATCCATCCTTTACCTGCCTTTACTGATGTGGTCATGTTTGAATTTGCAGTTACCTGTAATCCTGTACTTGGATTAGGAAATACCCCATTGGCGATTAATGTACTAAAAAAAAGTGCAAAAAAATCAGCGCCATATTTACGGTCGCCGTTGACACTGTTATGAAATCCACTTATAATTGCCACTATTTTACCTCCCTCTTTATCTTGTCTAGTAGCGTTGGAATTGCTGTTCCATACTCTAAATTCAACGTATATACCTCACGATTAAATTTTTCATTTACTACTACTATTCGTTGATGCATTAAAATACCTAATTCATCATTTCTGTTCGTAACGACATCACCAAGAAAATAATCCCTATTAAGTTTGAATTGTGAGTAAAGATTCGCTTCACTTTCAAATGTACGAATACGTTGATAATCTTGTTTACGGTTGTTCCCTCGTTCTTTTAGCAAGTCTATATATTCACTCTGTGGAATGGTTACAGTTGTATCGCCTTCTTTATATTCACTTTGCAAATCACGGGCATCAAAAAAGACTTCCCTACGGTTAAATCCGCTGAAAGTCTCTCCTACTTCTATAATTGTTCGGTCGATGTCTTCGCCTTCGCCAGCCACATATGCAGTCGATTTATAATTACTTTTATCGTCTGTATAGGACTGAGATATGACGTTTTCAAACTCCTTAGTAAATGTGATATGAGGATTAGCTTCTTGCTCGGAGCTACGATCAACACCCTTAAAAGTGCTAAATACATATTTCTTAGCATCGTGATTCATTAATATCTCGAAAGATACCTCGTTCTTTTCACACATCTCCCAAAGGGCTATATCTAATTCTTTTTGTGTGTATGATTCATCTGCTAAAATGTTTATTCCTTCATTCACGCCAAGTACTAAATTTGGAATGATGCGAGAAGGACTAGTAGTATTAATACAATTAGTACGAACAAAGCCTTTAAGTACATCTTCTATTTTCCCTTGGAAACGCTGCTGACCTATAATCCATCGCCAACTCGTCATGATACTAAGCGAATATGCAATAACTTCAATCACCGTTTTCTCTTTATCTTCAAATTGTGCAGTTTCGATGATATAACCTCTGTTTGGATCATCTGAACGTACAATAATTCGTAATTCCTTTTCTAATTCATCTTCATTTACGAGTAGCAAGTCAGCGTTTTTCTTGGTGCCTTCCACAGTTAAAAAACAAATGGAGTGACCGTTATATTTCAGCTTAAACTCAACTTCTTCATACACATCGATTATAGCTAGTCGATTAAAATTAATGTCATATATATGCAATTCAATATCTTGCATAACATCACACTCCTACAAAACGATTTCTGTATATCATTCGAACTTCCAAGTTGTCGATTCCAGATACGGCATCATAACGAAAAAGATTATCTCCTGGTGCTAACTTTAAGAAATTAGAAAGTCGGTCAACCTTATTAAAAAAATCTGTTTGAACATTATTACGGATCAACACAACAGATAGTTGACCTTTATTTGTATTGACTCTTATAACATCTCCACCAATCATATCAGTGTTAAGTTTAAAAGTTTCATAGGTATTCACGTTTATTAAGGATGGTTTCGATAAGCTTGCTAAAGCTTTGAATTCTATAATCATTCCTGTTTCATTATCGCCATCGTTATAAACATTTTTAATTAATGATGGATTACGATAGCCCATTTCTATACCGCCCTCCACAATCTCAAGAGGAAACTCAAATGCAGGTATCCAAGACGCTACTTCTTCAACTGTTTCTAAGGTCGAGTAGATAAAAGGATCATCACAAGTGAATTGTATTAACCCTTTTTGCCATGCCCTGTTATCATTTTCAAATCCTTGTGGAAGGCTAGGTGTACCTTCTGCATTCGCATTTACATAGTAGGATTCTCCGCCTTTTGTTTCAAAATCTAATCGAATAGGATTTTGCTTTGGGTTAAAAACCTTAAATAATTCCCTACGTCTTTCTTCCACCCACCATTTATCTTGGTAATCGTTATAGATGAAAAAAGCTAAATCAAAATCACGTACTTCCAAACGAGAATTTTGGTAAGTGGCTCCATCCATTGTGGAAGACGAATAATTAACGGCTGCTGTTAAATTACTTAGATCAAAACCTTCAATCAAACGAAAATGACGACCGAAAGTAATCGAGTCGCCATTGCTATTAGTTGCCTTTAATGATTTTACAATCAAGTCGTCACCCCTTATCTAAATTCAAATGCAAGTCTTCGTAATGTGCGTTCAGTTGCCTTGTTACTATCTGCCACTCCATAATTGTTTACGGTTGGAGCATACGTTTTTCGATTATCTATAGTAGTTGTAGAAGATGAAATTGTGTTTGCATTTGCCTGTGATTTAGCAAGATTACTAGCAAGTGATCCATGTACATTGCTCACGGCATCTGATAGACGCTGTGAAGACTGAGCAACCTTATGAATCATTTCGTCCATACCTATAATTAGACCTTGTCCGATGTTCATACCGAAACCTTTCATTACGCGGCTTGGGCTATGGATATCTAGGGCTTGCTGAATAGTGGCTGAAATAGCATTAGCAATTTGTTGAGCCTTAGAAACCAATGGCCCTTCCATGCTTGCTAAACCATTGAGCAGTCCTTGACCAGCATCTACCCCAATTTGTTGTAGTGATGATAATTCACTGGAAGTGGCGCTTGTAATACTCTTTATTTTTAAACTCCACTCCGTTTTTAACTTATCCAATTGTTTTGATGCAACTTCACGTAAAGCAATGATTTGTTTGTCTGTATCTTCCTTCATACCGGCTAACTCTTTTTCTGTTTGCTGTCTAGCTAATGCGGATTTTTCTTGATAAAGAGAACTGTATTGCGTCAATTGTTCGTTTGTAAGTTGATTAAGTGCCATTAGCTCTGGTAAAGCCTTAACACCTAGATCACTTAATTCTGCTAACAAATCTGCATCTATATTACGTGATGAAAGCTTTGCGAATTCTTCCTGCCATAACTTGAATCCATCAACTTGAGACTGTAAATTACCGAGTAATTCAGTACCACTATTTTTAATTTCTATTTTAAACTCATCAAACAATCCAGCGAATGACATCAAAGAAGATTGTCGTTTAGTAAACGCGTCTTCATAGGCTTTTGTTAAATCATTTTCTTGTTTTATCAGATCATCATTTATTTTTTGCATCTGGGATTGATAGTCTTGGTTAATTGCTAATATTTCTTTGTTTACTGTTTCGACAGCCTTTTGATATTCCTTTTGCGCCGAAATACGTTCTTTCGAGCCTTCAGCAAATAATTCTATTGATTGCTCCCAAATCGCAGCTTCTTGAACCACAGACATTTCATCTAATGACTTTTTATCATCAATAAATTTTTTGATGACCTCAAGATATTCTTTTTCCGATTTCTCAACTAAAGCCTTATATTTCTTTTGGAATTCAACTTCCGATTTCATTTTATTATCTCTGTATGAAGCTTCTAACAATGCAATATCTTGCTTTTCTTTTTGAGTCAATGCTCGTTTTTTCTTAGCTGCATTACTCTGTATTTTGTAAATCTTTTCTAAGGTTTTATCATTTTTATCCTCGTTTTTCTTGTTGAATTCATCAATCAAATTCAAGTATTCCTTTTGATATGACTGCGAGACAGCAAGGATACCATTACCGATATTCTCCATCGACTTATTAACTTCTGGAGCAGAGCTATCTAAACCAATCACAAGCCCTTCACCTGTCCACAATCCTATTTGTTTGAATACCCTTGAAGGTGAATGGATACCAAGTAACTTTTTAGCTGTACTGACTACGCCATCCACAACACCCGTAATTGATTCAATTGCATTTGCTGTCATGGCAGATATACCTTTGATAAGACCGTTAATTATATCCTTACCTATTCCAGTAAATTGTTCAGGAAGTGATTTAATTTTATTGATTAGCCCATCTTTTATTTCATTCATTTTGTTTAGGACATTGGTTTTCATATTTGAAATGATGTTTACAAAATTGGTTGCCAAATTCTTCACAAAATTAATGACTGATGTAACCATATTTGAAATGGTGCTGCCTGTGTTAGTGGCTAAATTCTTAAAGAAATTCAATACGGCTGAAGAGAAATTAGAAACTGTGGAAGACACTTTTGACCCCATAGAAGTAAAGAATCTTGCTATGTCATCCCACATGCTTTTTAGGATATTTACACCTGTTTTAGCGAGATTCATTACAATCGTTTTAATACCACCAAAGAATGATAAAGTCATCCATCCAACAACTAAATCGATGGCTCCTTTAAAGATTTGTTTAACACCTTCCCACATCTTACTGAAGTCACCTGTAAACAAACCGCTAAATACTTTAATAGCACCCATGATGATATTTAAGGCACCATCTATCACCTGTTTAATGGCATTCCACACTGTTTCAATTACAAACTTTACAGCAGGCATGACAAACTCGATAACGGCCTTAATGCCATTAAATACATTCTCTACTGCCTTTAAAATTTGAGTGCCGTTCTCATCCCAAAACTGCTTTATTTGAGCTATTTTTTCGCCAATAAAAGAAGCCACTGTTTCAAATACAGTGACTGCAACATCCCTTATTGCTTGGAATACTTTATTTACGTTTTCTCTAAATGTTTCTGAATTATGATACGCTGCTACAAGGGCAATACCTAGACCTACTATTGCAGCCACTACTAAAGTAATCGGAGATGCTATCGCTCCAATTATCGCTGCTAAAATAGGCCATGCGGTGACAAGACCACCAATAGCCGGCATTAATGCAGCAAATACTCCTACAAGTATACCTATTACGGTTACAATAGCCACAATTGCTGAGGCTAATCCAGCATTATTTGATACCCAATCTGCAATTTTAGCAATTAATTGTGCAATGTCAGTTAATAATGGAGCGAGCGCTTCTTTGAGATTACCCATAGCTGTTGATAACGTATAAGCAGGATCAGCATTGATTTTTGCAATATCATCATTTAATTTCTTTTGCATATCATCTGCTGATTGCATATGATTATTCATATTAAGGATAGTCGCAGCGATATTCTCTCCCTGATCTTCCCACATTGTACCGAATAGTTCCACGCCAAGTACGTTTCGAGCAACATCGTCTTCCACATTCATTAAGTATTGAGTCATATCCTGAAATGCTTTGTTTCCTTTTTCGCCACCTTGCGCAATTGCCACGCCCCAAAGTCTAAATTGTTCTTCTGATGCGCCAATAATTTGTAAAGCATCAACCATTGAAGTTGATAATCCAGCACCCATTTCAGCAGCTTTAATACGACCTTCCTTTAATCCATCAAGGAGATTATCTATGTTCCAAGTTCCAGTTTCTACACCTGCAGCCATGATCCCTTGAACTTGCTTTGCGTCAAACCCTGCTCTTTGAAGTTGCCCTCCATATTCTGCTATGATGTCAAGCTGTTCAGTTGGAAATCCAACTGACAACAATTGATTAGTTAATGCTAAAGCTTCTTTTTGTGATATTTTTAATTCTTTACCTATTTCAAATGATTCTTGAATTAATTCTTTAAAGTCGATTTCTTTATAAGCACCTGAAATCATAGCTGCGCCTTTTAGTATCTCTTGGTTAGATTCCATAGAAGCATCTTTATTAAGAGTTATTTGTCTACGTACACCTTCATAGGCTGCTTCTTCATCACCGATAGCTGAGGTGACTTCCATAATTGATTGACGTACCAATTTTTGATCATCTTCGTTTAGATTCATAGAAATATCTATATTAGTGTTTAGTTTAGAAACATCTAAAGCTTGTTGAATGGTTCCAGCAATTCCTCCACCTGCTGCTAACCCTGCAACGACACCTGATAATTCTTGGCCAAAACCATTTACAGCTTCCTCTGCTTGATTTGCTTCTTGTGTGATTCTTGCTAAATCATGTCTCACGGTATCGAGATTAGCACCTTCAGCAGCTCGTCTAAGTGCCTGTCTCATTTGGTCAATATCCGCACCAGCACCTAATGCATGCTGACCCATTAACCGTAGAGCACGATTCATCTGATCAGTAGTTGCCGAACCATCTCTAATTGCGCTTGTTAAACGTGTACCTAACAAATCTGCGAATTGGTTAACATCTGTGCCAGTAGCTTCAAAGAATGAAGACAATTCTCTTGTAGTGCGTGCTAATCGATCTTGTTCATTAGCAGTATTAGCCATTTGAGCATTGTATTGTTGCATCTGGGCTTCAGTAGTTGCTAGCTCTCGTTGAAAAGCCCTGTACTGTTCAGTACCTATTTCTCCATTTCTAAACTGCGCTTCAACTTGAGATTGAGCAGTTCTTAGCACATCTAATTTTTGACTAGTGTTTTGAATTTGTTCTGCTAAAAGCTGCTGTTTCTGCGAGATTAATTCCGCATTACCTGGATCAAATTTTAAAGCACGTTCAACTTCTTTTAATTCACTAGTAACTTTTCCACTTTCTTTATTAACGTCTTTTAAAGCATCTGTTAGCCCTGTTGTATCACCATTTAATTCAATAGTAATCCCTTTTATCCGATTATTCGCCATTACCCTCACCTACCTTTTGAACAAATAAAAAACACCTGCCAAAAGACAAGTGCTAAAACGAATCGAAATCTGCTTGTGCTGCTTTACGTACAGTTTTCTTTTCTTTTTTATTTGGATTTTTCGTTTCGAGATATTCGTCTATATAATCAAGTATCATGCCGATTGTCATTGTTTCTAAATCATCGTGAGATAGTTTACATTCATGACATAAAATAAGGTACGTTTCGGTTGAAATTGGCTCCGATGACGTACCCCCTTTATCAATATCTAGTTTTTTTTAGAAGAAATAGTTGCTGCTAAAATATCTTGTAGTTCAGCTACAATGTCCACAATTGGGAATGTCTCAAAGGAATCTAACCAAGTCATTGGATCAGGAATTTTCTCATCTGCTGTTTTAGCCAGTGTCCAAGCAATATCATAGAACATATCAAAGTCGATTTGTTTGATAGCTTCTAACTGATCGTTTTCATGTAAATCGCTGTAATCTTTATTTACAATACCCATGCCAATAAGATCCTTAAAAAAATCTCGGCCAAATTGCATCTTGTATCGTTTAGGAACAGCGCCACTTGATTTAAATTTAACTGATTGATCATCAATCGTTAATGTGATTTCCATCTATTTGCCCTCCACAGTTCATTTATTAAGGTGTTGGTACTTCTGTTGGTTCAAATACATTTGTATACCAAGCGTCATATACTGCAGGTGTTGTTGTACCTGTCGTAGATCGTTTAACTACTCCATCTATAGTTGGTGCAGCAATGAACGATAATTCTTGTGTAGTAGGTTCCGTAGTCTCTGTTTTTGTCTCACTTGAAGTACCAGGGCGGCTAACAGTGACGTTGTACAATACATGACGTGTCGCTTTAACATCACCATCAAACTCAAACATCAAAGCAATTGTTTTTGGCTTCGAGTTAGTTGTTTCTGTCAAAATCCCTGATGTTTCATCTAACTGATCACCCAATACATCAGTACGGAATTTCAATGGTAGTTCAGCAGCTTCGTACGTACCTTCGTAACCGTTATTTACTGTTGTTGCATAATAAACACGGTCATCAGCATAGAATTCTGATGTTTCCCCACGTGGTTCTAAACTTAATGAAACTGCTCCTGGATATCTCTCCGGTGTACCAAAAGTTAATTTTCCATCAGCTGCTTCAGTAACAACTGCATAATGAACGTTCTTTAAGCCAAAACGTACTTTGTTTTCTGCCATCTAAATGACCTCCTAATTAATTAAAGTAATTGAATATGTGCATTTAAAAACTCCCTCGTCTCTGATGAATAGTTCATCGTAAGACCAAGGGAGTTCGTTTTCATTTAGCATATCTTCTATTTTCTTTTCTGCAGCTAAATCTTTAATGTTTACATATAGTTCAATATCAACATAAGAGATTTTTGATAATACTTTATTGTCAGCACTAAATGTATCGCCGTCCACAACTAAGTAACAGATGAAGGGAGGTTCCTGTGCTGATTTAAAATGTGAGTAAGTGACTGGATAGCCAAGTGCTTTTAACTTTTGAGCTAGTTCAGGTAACGTCATCCTCTGATCGCCCCCTCAACACCTTGTATAAATTCAGTAATCATTTCCTCTTCGACAGGTGCAATATGCACTTTTGCTGGCACACGGCCACCACCAACCTTCGCATGCCCTTTTTCAAGTAAATGAGTAAGTTGATATTCAGTATTGTGGACGACCCATTGTTTGCCAATCTTTTTAGCTCGCCAACCTTTTGCATAACGATGTCTCGCTCCAACTGGAGAACGAGCTTTTAGTTGCTGTGCACCTTTTTTTGCTATTTTTTCAGCAACCTTTTCTATATCTTCCCCAACACCATGAGCATAGTTTCCTAGAGTGCGATTGATTTCAGCAGCAAGATCATTAATATTTGTTGCCATACTATGACCGCCCTTCTACAACGATTGTGACGGTAATATTCATATCATCATCATTAGTCGCGCTTTTAACATCATATACAATGCCATTTTGGACTACTTCAAAAGTTGTGTGTTCATTATTGATAAATTCATTTAATGATTTTGCATACTTTAATACGTAACGTTTCTCGACTTTTGTTTGCTCTCTTCCGGCCCCCATTATTTCGCTACCTTTTAGCGTTTTGATCATGGCCCAATAGCTTCCGTAGTCCTCAAACGTTTCGATTTCTTGCAATAATTCATCTGTAGTCAAAGTGCGTTTACGAATTAAAATGCGATGACGATACAAGCCACTATGGTTATTTTCGTTGTATTTAAACTGTTTCATCGACATCACTACTTTCAAGTGCCATAGCAATATTCAAATTGTTAAGCTGCGTCAAAAAATTAGTGTGGAAGTATTCAAGCGCATCGTTATAAACATAGCGAGAACGCTCGAATACAAGCTCTTTAAAGCGTTCGCTAGTGTTTATATCATAGTCACCACAAATGTCTTGTAAATCCTCTACAGATGCTTTTAAGATACGAGTTAAATTATCGTCCTCATCATCACTCAGCTTCATTCTGTCCCTAAATTCGACTAATAGCTCTGGCGTGATTTCGTTTGGCATTTAACTCACCTACTTTTCTTTTGGTGCTTCATTTTTCTTAATAAAAACCTTACCATACGAATTATTTGTGGACGACAATACTTTAAGGCGTGCAGCTGTTTGTTTACTCGCATCAGGTGCAGGAAAAACGTCTCCCTCGCGATAAAATCGACCATCTTTATCCTTGAAATCCCGGACTACTTTATACACTGTTATCCCTCCTAAAAGTGGGAACCCCTTAAAATTAAGGAGTCACCGGTAATGTGTAAATCGCTGCTACTTTGTTATCGCGTGGCTTACCAAAGGCGAATGTTTTAGCGATGTGTAAATTGCAATCTTCCATAGCTAACGTTTCTTTGTATTCCGTTACCTCAATTCCACCACCACGGTATGCATCGTAACGATCTTTCACGAACGCAATTAACTCACCTTTTTTCGCAAATTCTGATTCGATAAGCGTGAAGTTAAACGGTAACTTAGTAATGTAATCACCTAGTGAGTTCTGGATAGTGAAGTCACCTTTTAAATCCCATGCATCAGCCGGGTTAATCACTAGTGCAACTTTACCGCTAACGTTTAAAGGCTTACCATTTTCTTTCTCGGATAATTTTTTACCGATTCCTGAAAATTCTTTGATGATAGTTTTTGGATCAGCTAATGTCAATGCACCCACTGCCGCTTTTTTAGCATGTCCGTTTGTAGGATCTACTGCTGCTGCTAAATCACGGATTAAACCAATCGGTTCTTCTTTTGTAGGACCAGCACCGTTGATAATCGCATTTTCCAATGCTACTGCATACGTTTCTGTGATTTGTGTTTGTACATAAGCCGCTACCCATTTAGGACCGAATTTGGCAAGGTCTTTCGGCAAGACAACAAACGCTGTTAATTTAGATTGTGCGATTTTTTCTTGCTTGAATGCCGCGTTCAATTGACCTTTGATGTCTCCAAAAATAGGACCCCATACAGCCGCGCCTTCATATTCTGATGTAATAGTAGTTAATGTAATCGTTCCTAAGTCGCGGAAGTTGATTACAGATAACAGTGGATGGTCGCTAGTTAGGTCATCGTAAATACGTTCTTCAATCGTATATGGGAGAACAATTTCATCTTGGAAACCGTCAGATACAACAACATTAAAGAATTTAGTTTCTTCTGCAGTCATTACATCTACGCCACGGTTAGATAAAATAACTTGATCTAATGTATTGTTAGTAACTTCATTTGAAATTTGAGTCGTTAAAGAATTCACTAATGCATCTTGCATGTTTACCCAAGCTGTTTCAACTTGCTCTGGTGTTGATTCTTCATTTTTTACAACATTAGCGTAATTTAATTTCGCTTCTTCGTAAGCTTTAGTGTGATTGTTTAATTTAATAACCATTTATGATTACCTCCAAATTTTTGTATTAAAAAAGGAACCCTTTGCGCTTGTTAGTCGGCTTTACCGGCTCTGGCGTTGGTTCCTGTTTTGATTGATTGATTAAATTTGTAATTTCATTTTTAAAGGCTTCAAGATCAGTTTTTGTAACCTTGTCCTCCACAGTTGAAGTAGCAGAAGATTGCTCTTTCATCATCAAACGCGCTTTGTTAATAGCTTCATTTGGTAAAATAGCATACGAGCTCGCTACATATTGTATTTTATTTTCAAATAAAACATCGTCTGCAAACCCTTTTTCAACTGCTTCATTAGCATTTAACCAGGTCTCGTCATTCATCATTTGAAGAATTTCTTCTTCTGATTTCCCTGACTTCAGGGTATATGCATTTGCAATAGCTTTGTTATAGCCTTCTAATACTTTTGCTTCTTGCGTATGAGCTCGATGATCACCATCGGCAAACCCTGATACATTGTGAATCATTAATTGCGCCGTAGGGGAAATAAGAACTTTGTCGCCTGCCATGGCGATAATTGACGCAGCACTTGCTGCAATCGAATAAGTATTCGTTGTAACCTCGCCTTGATATGCTTTTAAACGTGCATAAATTTCATTGCCAGCATCAACGTGGCCACCGCCAGAATTAATGATAATTTCGACTGGTGAATTATCGGATGGCAATTGATTAATTACGTCATTGGGAGATGTGCATTCGATTCCGTACCATTCGTAGACTTCTTTATAATCATTCATGACGATTACGCCTTTGATTTCAATTTTTGTCATTCTTCTCACCTCCCTCCACAGTTTGATAGTTTTTGGTGATAACATACTTATCTAGCTCTGGATCGTCAACGCGCTCATCACCAAATTTTTCACGGACTTCGTTACGGTTGTAAGCTCCACTTGCAACAAGCTTGTCAACCGCCTCTGCATTTTCTGTTACTGACTTAACTTGGATACCGAATGCTTTAAAGTGCTTTCCTTTTAGATAATCTTCTTTAGTAATCAATTTTGCATTTAACTCATCACAAAATTTCTTAATGATAGGATTGTTGGTAAACTTAATGTATGCCTTTAAAGCAGTTTCATAGTCTGATAATGAGCCATTAATAATGGCTGGTGGAATACCCAATAATTCAGCTACATAATCAATAGCTTTATCAAGCACTTTCATCATATCTTCTACAGAACGGCCGCCATTACCACCATTAACGATTTCATCGTATTCAAAACCTTTTAACTTGGGTACGATAGCAAAAGCATTTTTACGAAATGCGTTGAACATTTTATCTATGAACCGTTGTAATTTGCCTAAATTCTCATCATCTAACTTTTGCGTTGAATCCATACCAGCTGTCGCACGAATTTGATTAGCAAACATACTTGTTTCAACCATGCGACTAAACAACTCTGTAAAATCTTCAAACATACCATCCATAAAACGTGATAACTTTGCATTGTTGTATGTTAAATAAATGACTTCATCCATACTAAATGTTCGAGCAAATGTAAATTCCTTCACAGTCACATTTTTGAAAGTGTCAGGATATACTGCGCGCTTTTCACGCACAAAACTATCTGCAATCAATAAATCGTTTGAATCGCTTAAAATGATTAAGACTTCACTATTATGAATGAGTTTATATGTCGCATCTTGCCAAAAATCTGATGCACTACAATCAGTATTTGGTCTTACATTTAATAAGTAATCCCAATCATCGCGGACACGTTTTTTGTTATCCATGATACGGAATTCTGTTTGTGCCACAGAACGTGCAATAAAGTTAATGCAAATTTCTAACGCCAATCGTTTCATATATGAACGCTGCTCTACTTCAGACCCAAAGATTTCACCTTCCACAGAATAAGAGGATGGTATGTCTTTATTGCGCTGAAAAATATCTTCTAACCAACTCACTTTTTCACCCCCTCTCTAGAAATTCAATGCGTTAAGTGCATCCAATGAGCTACCTATATCCGTTTCAGCCACTTCATCAGCTCGATATATGGCGTGTACAAATGCTTGGAAGCCATCTGTTTTTCTTCTTATAGGTTCCTTTTTCTGATACTCTTTGTTGCCATCTTTTTTGATAACAACTAGCACATTGTTTGTGTACCAACGCATTAGAGGATTGTCCCCAAATATAATTTGACGATTGGCGAAAGCAAGCTCGATACGCGGAGCTAATAAACTGTGGATGGCCCTCGGATTTCGAATAATCTCAACTTCAAATCCTTCTGCTTCAAATAAAGGTTTTAACACTTCCATTCGGAAATTATCACCAATAACTTTTTTGATGTCGTAGTAATTTCTCATTTCAACAAACCAGGAAACAACTAAATTCGGATCAATTGTTTCGCCCTCCACAACTGATAAAAGCCCTTGTTCTTCCCATTCTCGAATAGGTGCAAATTTACGTTTACCAGCCATTTCAGCATCTTGTTTCTTGGAATAACTATAGTACTTGTCTACAAATTCTTTACGTGCATAAGAATGAGTTTTCCAAACATAATCACCATTCTCACGGAATAACAGACCACAAGCTGCAAAGTCTCGTATACTTGCAAAGTCAATCGCCCCTATAGCCTCTCTACCGTGCAAATTAGGCATCTCTCGATTAGTTGCTAGTATTTCTTCCCACTTAGCTACAGAACGCTCTAAATCGGTCACAGGGCAGTTCATACGCTTGGTCATGAACTCTTCACGGTTTGTTGGATCGTCTTCTAAGTCCTCGTACTCTTCAAAAATCGTATCGAATAACCCTTGAGCGTAATCACTGCGTGGGTGACAAAGCATTGGATTGGCCTTTTCCCAGCATTCAATTTCATCAACTTCCTTTTCATCATCTAACTTACAAATGAAAGGGAACAATGCATTTGGCCGAGCTTCACCACTTAAAACCTTCATTGCTTTTTCTTTTTGTTTATCTAAGAAACCATCACGAACATAACCATCCGTACCAATGTAAAACTCTCGTGGATTTTTCTTCTTACCAAGCCCTGAAATGTGGACTCGAACATCCTTATTGCTTTCAAATTGGTGTATCTCATCGAATACCACCGCACCATCACGCAAACCATCTTTTGTTTCACCATTGGAAGTACGAAACTTTAAAATCGAATCAGTTTTATTACTTGTGATCTTTTCTTTTGTTCGATAAAACATCGATTTTAAAATACTGTTTCGACCAATTACATTGTAGGTTTCATCAAATGAAGTCTTAGCTTGCTCTTCACTGTTGGCAACAATCGAAACGTTATATTCTCTAATCCCATGATGTGGTCCTATTAAGAAATGAGTAACAACAGAAATCAAACCATTCTTACCACCACCACGACCAAGCATCCATAAATGCTTTCGGTAAAACACCCGGCCATTCTTTTTGAAAAATAAAAAGACGAATGCGATTAAAAACTTCTGAAACGGCTGTAAAGGGAAATACCACTTTTCGCCGAATCGGATACATTTTTCAATCATATCGTCATCAAAAAATAAATCATCTCGACTCAATACATGCTCTCGCAAATATTCAATCAACATGATCCGTTCGTTATTCAGTTTGATTTGTCCAGATTCATAAAGTTGAATGTATTCGTCCACATACTTATTGCTAATCAAATTAAATCATCTTCCGAATACTCTTCTTTGCTTTTGCCTTCCACAGTTGATGCAGCAGGGGGCAGCCCTTCATCTACAAAGTTAAATGATTTTTCCAAAGCAATTAATTGAGTATTTATTTTCGTTTTATCCGTCATTGCTGGATGACTCTTGATGAAACGTTGCTTACCATTTTCTATAATAATAGTTGAGCCATCTCTTTCGAGTACTTCATCACATTGCTTATCAAGTTTGAGTAGTTCGATATATCGCTCAACTTTCTTCACTTCGAGTAAATCGTTTGTATCAATCCTACTCATCAGCTGGACCTTCAAATTTTCTAAATTCATAACCTAACCCCCTCCCCCCTCTCGCGTGGAAATAATAACCTTTAAAAATCTGGACAGAACACCCCATCACCGGTGCCCAGGTTTCAGATAATCGCAAAACCTTTTACCCGGGGGGTATTACCATTTTTCATCATCTCGCCACTTGTTTGGTTTACTAAATACTCGACCATGTATGCGGTTATGGCAATCTACACAAAGTGTTTCGAGATTGTTTATGTCGAGTGCTAAGTCTGGATGATCTTCTAGTTCTTTGATGTGATGGACCACAAGTTGAATCTTCTTTCGTGTGCCATCTTGGTTTAATTCGTTTGCGTCATCGATTCGAACAAGACCATTGCGTTTGCATTCCTGGCATTCATTGTTGTCTCGTTTCTTTACTTCAGCACGCATTTGTTTCCAATCACCGCTGTCATAGAACTTACGCTTTTGTTCGAGTGATTTGTATTCTTGCATGAAGTTAGTTGCTGCCTTCTAATTGTGTTGGTTCATCATCATTCATTGCAACAATCGCATCCAACTCATCAGCCAATGCACCAACATGCTTGGCGATTGCTCGTAACTTTAATTTAGATTTATCATCAAACTCTAATCCGATTGTTATTCCTTTTGTTTTAGGCATTGTTCATCCCTCCACAATTCATAGTTTACTGCATAATAAAAAGCCATACCTGAATAGGAATGACTTATATGTATTTTATTTAAATAAAGCAATAGCAGAAATCATTGTTGCACAAATAGTTATAATAATTGTCAATCTATCTTTGCTATCCTCTACCGAATTATTAAAGATCTTGTATGAATTCAAAATTATTTTCACACTTACTACTAACAAAAGATAAATAACTAATGCGTTCATAATAATTACCATTAGAAAATTATTTGTTATCCATACAGTTTTATTATCCAGTATTATTTTTATATAAAACCAAATTATAGTAGTAACTACAAAATAAGGTAATTGCTTATAGATTTGAAACATAATTATTTTTCCGTTTGTCAACCCATTATTTCTCATTAATTTTTCTTTTGTTCCAAAATTTGCTATAAGCGCAATCCCATAAACTATAAACGCTAATGCAATCAACATCAAAATAGCATTACTTAAATCCACCACCTCCTTTAAAAGCGAGTAGAATTTTATCCAATTTTGTTTTAAAAAATGACTTACAAATATTGATATAACCAAACTTATCCCAATTATTGTAGAGTGTCCTCCAAGTGTCCGAATAAATTTTACACCTACTTCTTGTGATATTGGTCTTTCTTTGATATTTTCGATTTTTTCTTTAACATTCTGTAACATCTATCCACCTCCATCAATCTATATAATAGACTGGAAGAGATTAACTGTGTGATAGGATTTTGATGTAATAAAAAGCCACACCTTGTTAGATGTGACTTAAAAATTACTTTATACTGTTTGAAAAAGCTTTTTCTAAAAGAACCTCAAAATCATGTTCCGTCAATGGTCTATCCATTGGTTCTCCAACAATTCGTGCTCCTGTCATACTATCAATTCTAACATTTAATAAAGACCTTCCATCAACATCGAAAGTTGCTATTTTATGTAAAAAACTCACATTAACTTTCAAAGTTGTATTATGAATAGTAAATTTTGGTACGAAAGAACCGTCATAAATTTCTGCTTCTTTTTTAATATCAAAATTATTTTCAACATTGACGTGTTTAGAGTTCTTTTTAATAGGAGACGCTAATTCATCAAATTTAGAACTAAATTTCTCAATTAATCCAATTAGATTATTTACTTCTGTTTCGAAGTCCTTTTCTACAGCTTTCTTATATAACTCAGTTTTCCAACTCAT